GGCCGGCCAGAGACCGGCGGCACTGAAATACTTCGGAATGTTGAAGTGGATGAAAGTCTTCCCATTCTTGTTGATAGTGAAAACTGTGCGGTCGGTGAGGGCTTTTCCGGCGTCCTCGTCGTCACCGTCAATCATCCAATCGGTGACAAGCATCGGCCGCCCGCTCTTGGACGTGGTCATTTCAGCCCGGGTGATGAATGCTGAGTGCTTTCCGGGCTTGGGCGGCTCAAAGTTGCCGCCACCGGTAGCGACTTCCAGCGAGGAGAGGTCGGTGCCGAAATTGAAGCCAGTTGCCATAATATTAATTCCTAAACGTTTGCGCGGATGGGTTTATGAATTGCGGAGGTGTCAGTTCTCGCCATTGGCAGGCTTGCTGCGGAGTGCGACTCGAATCGCGTCGGCGGCGATAGCGAGAGTCTCAGCGGAGACGCCACGGTCAGCGGTAACAGTAATCTTAGCCATAATAGTTTCTCTCTTCCTGTATTTTGTTCAGTGGCTAGTAATGTAATCGTGGATTTTGGTCATGCTGGGGTTTCCCATTGCTGGCGGGAACCCGCGTGTCTGTTGTTTTGTCACAACGTTCGGTTTGCGAGTGTACAGAACCGGTACGGTGATTTCTTCTCCTTCCCCATTGTCCACGTTCGCCCATTCCATGTAGCCCACGAAATTGAACAATGCGGGGATGCGTTGTCCGGACTTCTGTCCCTCGAAAGACGGAGCGATGAATGTTTCCCCGGTGACCTCATTGTTTTCGCGTGCGGAATGCGTGATAGCAATGAATGAAATGTCGGGGGCGTTCAGGAATACGCTGATCGCTTTCAGTAGCGAATCGTATACTGCCCGCCATTTCGTCCATGTGTCGTTTGACACGGTTTCATAGTGGGCCAGGATGAGTTCCTGACATTTATCCAACGTGTCGAACACTACCGTCTTGTAGGGGAATCCTGTGAGGTTGCGTGCGATATTGTCGCAAAGATTGGCGCAATCAAGCCATTTGTCGCAATGGACAACGGTAATGTTTTGCAGGTTTCCCCATTCTCGTACTGGAAGTGTGCCGGATTCAAAATCGACGTACAGGACGGGCGACATGTCGTCTACCTGTGATGCCGTGGCTGCGAGCGACGTTTTGCCGACGCCGCTCACGCCGTGAATAAGCATGTTGAAATGATTATTCTGCTCTGGGTTTACGACTGTCATTCCGAGACGGGCAAGAGTGTCCTCGAAAGTCATGCTCTGTTTCACCTCCTAACCGTTAATGTTGTAGTTTTTGAATGCTTCTGTGTGGCGCTCATGTGAGCAGTACCAACATAGAGGAGACGATTGGAGACTGTCAACCCTGTCATCGTGTGACCTTGCTCTCTCCCAAATGTTTTGGAGTCTCTCTATGGCCGCGAGCGCAACGTCCTGCCGCCACGGGAAAGAGAACTCACTAATACTGTCCGGCACAACTTCTACGCTGCAGTCTCTTGAGAGAGCAACAATAGAACAATGAGCCACCTCATGTCCGAGCTGCGTGAGACCGTACCCGTAGAGCATGATCTGAATGTAATATTTACGAAATTGACCCCCTGCCGCCGTGTTGGCGAATCTCGGTAGACCATTGTCCCATTTGATGCTCTTCCTGAATGCGGAGATCTTTTTCCGTGAGAGCAGCTTCCAGTCTAGGACTGTCGCCGCCGCAATATCGAAACGATCCACACTCCCAGAAATACGCCCATAGTCTTCAAGATCGCATACCTCTACTCTCTGCTCCACTAGAACATTCGGGTCATTCTTTGTGCGCGATTCTGCGAAAGCGTGAAACGCGGTGCCGAGAAACGGCGCCAGCGGCGTGCCCGTATTCTCCGTATCGTGTGGGATTCCGAGAAGCTTATCGGCGATGCATCGTTCGCAATCGTCCCCGATTTCACTCACACCGATGCGCGTTTGTTTGTCGCGTTCGGTGGGGGCGAAAACATTACTGACCGCGAGCGTGGCGGCCGGGCTCAAATTCAAATTTCTCTCCCTCCTGAATTGCGGCGATAGCGGCGAGCCTGACGTCGCGGTGAACTTCAATGTCCCCGCTTGCAATATCTTCGATGAAGAAGAGTCTTGCGTCGCCGGCTGGCATGATTTCATAGACGGTGTCACCGAGCTCTTCGGCCCGCATGGCGGCTTGTTCAAGATTCGAATAGACCCGGTAGTCGCCCTTCTGTGACGATTCCCATACTAGGTAGGTGCCCATTTATGTGTTTGCTCTCTCTTCCCGAAATGTTGATTAATGATTGCGTGTTATTCGATGATGGTTGCTGTGAGTCCCGCACGCTCCTCTAGTGCCGTGGAAATAATGGCTGCGTAGCACTTGATCCGCCAGATGTTCTCCGATCGAATGACGGGTACGTGCAGTTGCATTGTTTTGATGCCGAACTGTGTGGGCCATTTCAGGATGATGGTGCGGCCGGCGATTTCGTCAATCGTGGTGCTCTGTGTGATGCGCATAATATTTTTTCACTCCTCCGTCGTGGTGAGCTCGTAAATGTCGAGATTGATACAGGAGGCCATGCCGCGTATAATGTGAATGTTGTTCATCGTGACATGGATGACATTAATGTCTGAGTGCCCATCATACTCTGGGGTAACGGTCAGGAAATTCCTGCCGACCAACTCGCTATCATTGGACATGAGAATGTTTATGACGGTATCCGCCATGCGGCGTCGCACTAGGCGAATGGTTGAGTCACTGTGTGTTTCTGTTTTCATGGCATTTACTGTACGTGTGTGGCGGCGTGCGTGCAACCCATGTGGGCGTGGCGTCTATCACATTTCATATGAGGCCGCTCTCACGCAGACGCCCATACCCCGCCGCCAGCCTAGGCTCCACAGCCGTCACATCAATAGTATTCTCACACTGCAAAAGAAAACGATTCACCCGTTTCGTTTGCCCCTTACGATTCAAACGAGCAGACGCCTGCAAATTCAAAATCACACTATTATCCTCACTCAACCAAATCTCAGTGTTGCAAACATTTTGTAGACCATCGATCCCTTCAGCGGCAGCCGCAATAACAGCACAGAGGACCCCGGGCCCGTCGGGCTCCAAAAACCGCCGCCACTCATCACGATAATCACTAGACAATTCAACACTCGAGTAGCCGGCATCTGCCAGCCGTTTCCGCAACGGCGCCATGAATTTACGTGAATGGCACCATAGAATAACCCTCTCGTCCGACGGAAGATCAGACAGAATATCAAGGGTGGTGTCAATCTTCGAGGATCCTCGCTCCTCGAACTCGACACTATCGCCCACGATTTTCAGCGGTCCGAGAGTAATCTGTCTGAGTCTCCCGTCGAGAACGGCGGCGGACGAGGCTACGCTGGCCCCACCATCCATAAACGCTAAACGGTGATCCACAAACTCCCGATACATCCTCTGCTGTTCACGTTTCATCCCGCAGATGACGCGTTGAACATTCACGGGGGGAAGATCGCCGAAAACTTCACTCCCCCGCATCGCAGACCAATTGTCTCCCACAGAATCGCGGAGCGCGCCAGGGACCTTCTCTCCACCATAGATCCTGGCGTACGGCGACGCCGCAAAAGGATTGAACTCAGAAACAAAAAACTCGTCAGCAAACCGATAAAAACTACGGTCAACACTGTTCGGGTTCAAGAATTTGAGAACACCGTAAATGTTGACAGGTTTATTTCCTGCTGGCGTGCCCGACAGGCCAAGACGACACTTTGACTTCAATGCTTTTACGGCCCTGAAAGACTGGGTGCGATGATTCGCAATACGGTGAACCTCATCCACGACCACCATGTCGAACGATTTCTTCGAGAAGGAAGCATTCGGCCATTTCCCGGAGGCGGCCGCCTTTTGCAGGGAAACCAATAGCTCGAAATTAATAACCCACCAACCGCTCTCACCTTTCAGCATGTCCTCAATGTTGGCGCGCCCCGCCTTGGTAGTGCGAGACAGTATTCTCGCTTCCTGACCGGTAATGATCTTGATACTGGCCTGCCATGACGGAATGACGCGCTTCGGGCACACAACAATGACCCGCCTGTCGGCGTCGAGTTTTTGTGTAACCCAGATTGCGCCGTATGTTTTGCCGCATCCAGGTTCCCACGCCAGCAATGCGCCGTCTCCGTCTCGAATCGCGGTGACAGTGCGGTTGATTTCTCTTTCCTGCGCCCCAGTGGGCCGAATGTCAATCATTGAAATTCGTCCACACAATCACTAGTAGGCAAATAGTGAGCGTAAACACTAGTACTGTCATTAGTCTTTCCTCTTTTCTGTACAACGAACCCCGCCCCATTGTTCAGTGGGACGGGGTTCGCTCTGTCAGGTCAGTGGGCGATAGCGTGACGCTCCACGGCCGCCCAATAGGCGTCCTCGTCAACGTCCACCACATAGTAGGGCGTGCCAGTGGCAGAGAAATACTGTCCGATCACGTCATCGGCGATCGCAGCAACGTCGTAGTCGTCCATCTGGTCAAGCGTGGGGATAATGTCGAACATGATGACGTCGTCCCGAGTGCTGCGACGAGCGATGGTGTCCATAATCTCTTCTCTCTTCTCTTCGTGTCGGTGCCACCGTTCCTCGGTGACGACTCTAGTATAGGCAGACCGTGCACCTCACAGTCAACCCACATGGGCGTGACTCCGCTCACACCTCCAGCTGGAGGAGAGACAACGCCCTCCCCACAGCCGCACCCACGTCA